TGAAATCCCAACACTACGCTTGCTATTATTGCTTTCGCAAATTTGAGAAGCGCAAAGATAGGACGTATATCTATCATCTTGATCATACAGTTCCCATTTCTCGTACTGACTTTACCCCGCGCAATGATGCCAGTTATGTAGTATTAGCCTGTCCTCATTGCAATCAGCATAAGAGCGATAAACTTCCACATGAATGGCCCGAAGGCGGTAGGCTTTTCTAGCATTGCGGTAAATGCACGTGATTAGGCAGTATTACGGGCAATACTGCCTAATCATCAGTCACCTTAAGAGCCCCGATTGCCAGACTAACGACTACACCGGTATTAACCGTTTGAGAGGTAATAGACGCCCAGTACAGTAGATTTCCTGCTGTAGCAGCGTCATATAAAGCTACACCTACTACATTATTCCAATTGGCTGTAGGTGTAGGAAAAGTGATAACGGCGGCATTGCTCATCTGTTCAGGCGTAGTGCCCGATCCACCACTGACGGGAGCAATACTAGACCAGCCAGATGAACCTACAATAGCCTGGCGGGCGTAGGCTCCACCTGACACCTCTACCAGAGCGGTCCCTGTATCATCAGTCGGATTTGTTGTTAGCAAGGCTACATAAACGGTGGAAGGGAATGTGAACGCAGTGCCTTTCCACATATTGAGCCATTTATCTTCGAGATAGACCGATTTTCCTGCCATTGTGTTTGTCCTCTCTTTGGAGGTTCAAGCCGACTGCCATTGTGTCCTGGTATCTCATCTGCTTTTGCCGCTAAACAATGTCGCTCATCGTCATTGCAATGAAATCGATGCTTATATCTTGTGTAATTACGTTTTCCCTCTTTGTACGTTCTATATCGAAGAAGGGAAATATCGCTATGCTTCAGCTTATCAAAGGCGCTCTAAAAGTACTCTTAATTGCACTCTTGCTCTCTATAGCTGGAATCCTACTCTATATCCTTGGCATGGTGGTCTGGTATGGTCCTACATGATGTAGTCATATGTTGTTATGGATTGCTCACGTTCGCATTAACCGCTGCCTTGAAATTTGCATTTCCACCAGAATCGACGTGAACAATGGTATTACCGCTAATGTCTTTGATCTTGAACCCGCCCGTGTTATTTGCTAATTGGATGACCGTCTCATTGGCAGAGTCAACGTATAAGACATCGCGTGCTGTTCCTCCTGTATCCTTAATTTGCAAAGTGTTATTGTTCGGCAATATGATGTGTCCTGAGCTGAGAATCAGTCCAGCGACGGTTACGATACCTGATCCGTTGGATGTAATCAGTGAATCGAACCATCCCGCAGCGAGCATTGTCTCCATTGCGTTCAGAAAGGCGTCGCTGATACCCGGAGCTGCCCCATTCAAGAACGGTCCCGTTTTAGTGTACGTGATATAACTCATATCGCTCCTTATGCGCTAGGAACAGGTCCGATATACAAAGTACAGGTCCGATTGATAACCTCTTGCAAGTCTTTCTCAAGCTGCTTTAGTTGCTCAGGCTTCAGCTCTACCAGCATTTGTCTCACACCTGATAGCGTGATCTTTGCCTCATTGTGCTCTAAAATGAGCGGCTGTTCAACTGGCATAGTATTCCTCCTATATCGTGATGTCTGCCCGTAGAGGTATGCCCTCTGTAGACAGTTTTGTGTGTGAAAACAACCCACGCGCTACTAATACACCTGAATTGGCTGCACTAGTAGCTGAGTTGCCGCCGAAATATCCTACTTCTTGGATATTAACACCTACTGCATCAGTTGCATTAAGATAGCCGTTCACTAGTATTTCACCTGGATTAGCACCATTGGTATAACTGCTTATTTTCTTTCTTAATACCTCAGATTGAAGCTTCGTATCAGCAGTTGTGGGCGCGGTATTCCCAGTACCTATGGCGACATAAGTGATCTTTGGGTTATTGTTCCCTGCGAGACCATCCCTGATTAAATTGAGACCAGCATTGGTGATTGTGATAGCTGACATACAAAAACCTCCTTATCCGGCAGGATACAACGTTAAGCTTGGATGCAAACCCGTTCCTGGGAACAGACTGGTAAGTACAGAAGCATTCAGAGTAGCAGTAGGTGTTAGGGTAGCTGTAAATTGCTGCAAGATAGATGTTTGCTGTGTACTACCAACATTAATGCTAGCGGCTGGTGCTTTCTGGGATAGTAGCTTTGAGAAGAAGTCCACCCAAGATACGTCATAAGGCCCGATGATAGCTGTTACTTGATACCAGATGTTTATCATGTCTAAATCTGCTATCACCACTGTTTCAATAAGCATCTGAGCATTGCTGATACCAAAGTAGGGAAGATTGGCAGCACAGAGTTGGCCCGGGGCAAACCCGCTTTGTCGTGTCGTGAACTGGAATTGAACACCTTGCTGAGCGAACCGTGTGAGCAGATTAGATCCCTCAGAGATCGCGTTTGCCGCTGAGGTAAGCGTTGGGTCATCAACGACTTCCTCATTAATACCGCTTGTCCCGTCAATAGTAGCCTGATTAGTTATCTGGGACGCATCACTCAAAATAGCAGTATTAGGTGTTTGTCCGATATAGGTAACAGAAAGTGTATCTGTACTAATAAGCTTCGTTGCGCCACTGGCTTGTGTGATATCCTTTGATCCTTTGTTCCAATACCAATCTTTTCCAGTGTCTACACCGTTAATGCCTACCGTCTTTCCCGTGCCGTTGACCGTGATAGTTGGTACGGTAGCCAATTCATAGTCCATTGAGAACACAGTCGTGCTGTTATCGCCCTTGCGTGTCTCGACTTGCTGTATTGTTTGAGTTACGCCCCCAGTGACGTACTGTGTATTCCTGTATGAGGGATTAGCAAACGTGATAGAGGGAGAATTGTTTATTTCATCGATTAGCGTGTCATCGATGGCAGGTCCTGTAATTGTGGTGTAGGGGACAAACCAGAACTGTTTGTTTTGATCGATTGACCAGTAGTAGGGAACACCTGAGCTAGAAGCCTCTGTTACAAGTGCGTCTAGTACGTCTGTCACCTTTGCATAGTAAAAAACAGCCTGCGGAACAAGTCCGACGTTTCCCCCTGGATACAAAGTTAGCGACGGAAAAAGATTCGGCCCTGGTGTTAGCCCGTCATAGATTTGACCTAGTGTTACCCCTTCCTGGCTCAAGACAGTATTGAGCACGTCCTGAGCTATAAACCCACAGGTTTTATTTGCCCAGACGGCAGCATAGACGCGCTTTTTCGCAAGGTACTCTTGTCCAATGCATTGCATAGTCCAGACAAGCCAAGGTTGAAATCCAGGCTTCTGTACTTTGGGAGTCGTGAGGTAGCCTGAAAAGGCAAGCATGTTGTTTTGATCGTATATAGCTACTTGCTGATACTGCTGATAGAAAGTGCTTATATCGCCTTCTACAGTGAAGCTTGCCTGTGATTTTCTGCCAATGGACGAGGTTGCTTGGAGGGTCCCTCCTTGGACGAGAACAGGAGAATTATTTATGAGCACGCTATAATTTGCCATATCTCTCCTTTACATGTCCCATACGCCAACATGATTGCGTATATGCGAAACGGTATAAGGGAGCATAATACGGGCAAAAGTGGCACCGTCCACTTGGAATATTATTGGCTGTCCTTGGCCTGCATGAGCAGGGGCAGGTGCGGAATGCTGGTAGCTCTGCTGAGCAAGATTGACGCCACTGGGGATATATGGGGTCACTAACTCGGCCCCACGTTCTCCAAAACCGTACCGCGTTCCTGTCCGCAGTCCCATGCCAACTATCGGCTCATCGATCACGCCCCCATTCGCGTATCCAATGTAAGATTTTCCCGCTGCTACCGCTTCAATGCCTGGAACATGAAATACATCTCCATACCTCCCCTTAATATAGCCGATGCTGGACGCTATATTGTCTATCGGGTTTAAGATGTTTGTATGACCTGGAAGAGCATGAGCTGCAAAAGTAGATGGTATCATCTGCATGATGCCTTGTGATGGATGACCAGCAAGAGCATTGGAGTCAGTGAGATTTATGGCATCAGTCCGTCCACCGCTCTCTTTCATAGCAATAGTGCCGAGAGGTCCCGCCCAATTGCCAGCTACTCCCGTAAGAGCCATCGCTGCTTCAATCCAACTTTGCACGTTGCCTGGAATATTGACCGATTGGCCCCCAAAGTTGAACTTGGGGAGAATGCCATCGATAAAAGAGAGAGCCCAATCTTTGACCTTATTAAAGATGCTGCTCCCAAGATCTGGTATTCCTAGAATGGAAGGAGAACTAATGTGGAACATGTTTATCAGGTTATCAAGGATGCTCTTTGCGCCGCCGCCTATCCATGACAGGACTTGACTCCCTAAATCACCAATGCCTTCAGCATAGCCAGGGATTTTGCCGCCAATCATAGCCGCAATGATCTGCATGGTTTCCTTGTGACGTACCACTTTTGTCCCGGGAGGTGCCCACGTAAGCTCAGGACCTTCTTCACCCGTGACCATAAGTCCACCCGGGTGTGAGTCCGTACCTTGTGCGTAGTGGGGTATCTTTGGAGCGGTCAGTATTGGAATGGTACCCGGTGTCCCGACTAGGCTTTTATGAAGGTCATTCAGTTTCGTTGCAAAGAAATTGATAAATCCCACAAATGCAGACATGCCGTTATTTAATTGATCTATTATTCCATTAATCAGCCCCTTGAATATATTTGATGCATCTGTTTTTATTTCATTCCACTTATCGCTTGTCTTCTTTTTAACGTCATCCCACGTGTCAGAGAACCATTTACCGATAGGTTTCCATATATCTGTAACCTTATTCCAAGCACCTTGGAATATATCATGGAACCAGTTACCAACGCCACCAAGTATCTTTTTCGTGTCTTCCCAACGATCCCCAAACCATTTGCCTATAGGTGTCCATACCTCAACAACTTTATTCCATGCTCCCTGAAACAGATCGTGAAACCAGTTGCCAACGCCACCGAGTATCTTCTTCGTGTCTTCCCAACGATCCCCAAACCACTTGCCTAGAAAACCAAAAAAGCCTGTAACATGGCCCCAAGCTTCATGTATCTTGCCACCGATCATCACCACAAAAGCCGCTGTTGGCCTTTCAACATCACCCCACCATTCCTGAAATTTTGC